TGCCAGCAAGAAGAAAAGTCTTTTAAAGGCTTGTATCAGGCTTCACAAAAAGAAAGCAAAAAACTATGCCACCGTTTGCGAAAAGCGAGGAATCTATGTCTGAATGGAAGACACAGCAACAGGTCTATGACGAGTTACGCAATGACATCCTTGAAGAGGTGGTTGTTGAGATTGAGAAGATGCAAGGGTTCGGCAAAGATACTCTTGATTCGTTTGGGATATTTATTAGGGGGATGAAGAAATGAATCCCAAAGTCGCTGATATAGCCTCTAAAGTTGGTTTTGATGTTGCTGACTTTACTTGGTTTGATTTGTCAAACATTAATGAGCTTGGCGAAGATGAGCTTATAAGGTGGGCTGAAGACAACATTCCAGAATGGAAAAATAATAAATCTAAGATTTCTGATTTTGTAACACCATGTGAAAAGATGGCAATTATTCATCCGCAACTTTCAGGAACAGTTGTTACTTACGAAAGATATGGAAAGGTAAATGGATATGAAGGTGCTTTGCTTTGTATGTGGGCGCAAGACTTGGATGAAACTCCAATGGCATTTGTCATTGACATAAAAGACAGTAACCCTGCTGAACATTTTATTAGAGTCCAAAGAAAATATTTTGGAGAAGATGGAGAAGTTAAATCTTCTAATGTATTTAGTAAAGCCTGTCTTGCCGCTTTAAATGTAGCTACCTTGCTAAACATGAGGGCGCACAAAACGGATGAAGTTTTAACAGCCCACAATGCCAAAGGCTTGGACTTTATCAACCGCAAACGTAGAGCTAAGCATCAGCCATTACTGTATTCATGGAACACCATTGAACTCAAACCAAGCGCACAAGTAAAGCAAGAACACAAGGGTGGCACTCATGCAAGTCCAGCAAGACACAAACGTAGAGGACATCTTAGAAAGAAGCGAGATGGAAGTTTTACTTGGATACCTGAGATGTGGGTTGGGAGCATAGAAAATGGATTGATTGTTCATGACTATGTAGCAGATAAAAATTTAACCAAAGAAAATATTTAATGAAAAAACTAGATAAAACAGTGGTAAATGAATCAAAGTTAATAGAAAAAATTGACTTTGGCGTTCAATTATTATCAGTGATTGCACACTCATATAAAAAAGAATATGGAGAAAATTTTCATGCAAGTTTTCTTGAGTCAGTAGGTGTTTCTTTGATTATTGAAGCAAAGCAACAAGCACCATCTCTTGAGAGGGCACAAGAAGAACTTATAGACTTAATGAGCGTTATGCAAGATGCGGTGAATTCGTTATTTGATAAAAAGGAGACAAAATGAACACAGATAAATTTAAACAATCTTCACAAAAATTAAATTTAAATGAAAGGGAAAAAGCCGATATTGATTACGCATTGACTGTTCTTGAAAAAGTATCTAAGGCAGATATGTTGTTTGTTGGTCAAGTGCTTTCTGAGTTACATATGAAAACCCTTTCAGAAAAAATGGGTGATGGATATGAAATGAAAAATTGGAGTCTTGAGCAATGTAAAAATTATCTTGAGCTAAACACAGAGAATGAAACAAAACACTAAAAGAATTGAGAAGATGACAGGCTTTGGTAAAGATACCATTAGCAGTTTTGCAATTTACATCAGGAACATGAAATGCCTAGACCAAAATCAGAGTTAACCACATCACAAAAGCGTATTGGAGCAAAACTTACGACATGGCAGTATGAGGAATGGAAACGAATTGGCGCATCAAAGTGGCTCAAGCAATTGCTGACAGAGAGCTATAAAAAGAGGGTACAGGAATGACACAAGATGAAATCATTGCGATGGCTACACAGGTGTATGGCGAATGTAATTGGCATAAATCTGCTTTGTTGCGTCTTGAAGCTTTTGTCAAACTGGTAGCCGCCAAAGCGTTTCAGAATGGCTATGAAAAAGGCGTAGCCGCCTTTAATGAAGCGGTTTTGATTGAGCGTGAAGCCTGTGCAAAGGCGTGTGAGGAACACTTAGACGGCCTGAGCATGATAGGCGGCGCATTCGTGACTTGCGCCTCCGCCATCAGAGCCAGAGGTGAAGCAACCCACCCACCACAGCGCACATGGGTAGGGCTGACGGTTGAAGAAATAGCGGCTTGTTGCATGGAGTCCACAACAACACAGCTTAGTTTTTACAACGCTATTGAAGCCAAACTCAAGGAGAAGAACACATGACTACAGCATTTGATTACAAAGGACAGCCATCAGTCTGGTTGACAGACCAAAAGATGAAACGCTATATACAGGGCGATAATTCTGCAAAGAAACGACAGGAAAAGGGTGAAATCAACGACAAGAATCAAGTGTCGATCTACTCAAAATCCTCATCTAACAAAAAATGATTTGGTAAATAACTGTATTAGGGAAATCCCCTATATCAATTATGATAGTGTCTGACAGAATACACACATTGATAGGTTTTTTAACAGGAGTGAATGATGATTGATTTAGAAAGAGAAAAATGGATGGCACTGCAAGACATCAACTCAGAAGATGTTGCAGATGCGATATGCGATAGTCAGGCTATCGTAGAAGCAATACAGTCAAACGCATGGGCTGATGTTGCAGACATGGTTCGGTCAAGAGTCGAACTCAAAGCAGAACGACTTGCACAAACAGCATTAGAAATACCGCTGACCCCTTGGGTTGACAGCGATGAAGAACTCCAGTTGTGGCGTTTTTACCGCATGGAATTACAGCGTGAGGCTATTGAACAGAACAAGCCTAAGTTGCCTAAAATCAACCCTTACCACAGCGAGGCCAGCAATGAAAACTAAGCTGAATCTTGAAAGAATCATTGAGGAGCATTCCAATGAGTATTACTGTTCGTTCTGCATTAAACCTCGTAACCCAACAGATAAATGTTGCGATGACTCGTTTTTTATCTTATTTTCAGATTTGGACTCCCACACTCAGTTTGAGCGAGCGCACGAAATTGCGACAAAAGGCGGCTAGAAAATTGAAAGAGAAGCCTAAGACGCAAAGGATGGTTATGCCATCCAAACTAATCACCGACCCAACATTCGGGTATGTGAACTCAGCCCTGACCGATGTGTCAGAAACATGGAAGAAGCATTCAACAGGAGTGAAAAATGCTGGATTATTCAACAATCCTAATGCGGATAGAAAGAACAACAAAGAGTCTGGAGGAGAAGTGCCTACACAAAAGATTCGTAGGGTTCAATAAAGATATTGCTCAAATGCACAGCGATTTGACGCTGTTGGCAATGTGGGCAGTTAACAAAGAAGCAATAGATATTTTTAACGATGCAATAGGAGTCAAGGAATGAATCAAGAACAGGTGTTAAGTCTTCTCGGTAAGAATGTCAACGAGCATACTGAGAAGAAAGGAAATTTGACATATCTTTCATGGGCGTGGGCATGGGCAGAAGCACTCAAAGCAGACCCCGATGCAACTTACAAGATCGAAATGTTTGGTGACAAGTGTTTCATGGACATAAACGGCACTGCAATGGTGTTCGTAACAGTCACTATGTTTGGCAAACCAATGACTTGCCAGCTACCAGTGATGGACTACAAAAACAAAGCAATCCCTAATCCCGATGCGTTTGCAGTCAACACTGCCATCATGCGTTGCATGACTAAGGCTTTGTCTCTGCATGGTTTGGGTCTGTATATCTATGCTGGAGAAGACTTGCCTGAAGGTGAGGGTTCAGACATAGATGTAGGAATGATGATTGACCATTTAGCGGCTATTGAAGCGGCATCCACCATTGAGGAGTTGAAGAATGTTTACACCACTGCTTACAGTGCTTGCGGTTCTGATAAGACTTGGCAGAAAAAAGTAATTGATGCTAAAGAAAAGCGTAAAGGGGCGTTGAAATGACTTCATATCCAGAAGTAAGCCGCAATAGACGCAGATATGGCGTTGACCATATTGAAAAATATGCTTTGGGTATTACGCAAACCATTACATACAAAGTCAAAGGCGGGAACAGTGTTGTTATTGATTTAATAACCAATGCTCAAGATTTAATAGCTGAAGGCGACTCAAACAATGCTCGTCAAGTTTTAAATGTTGCCAAGCATCTTTTATCTGAAATTAATGGTGGAAATTTGGTTGGCACAGTGAAGCGTAAAGGAGCATTGAAATGAACAACCCACCAGCATTTCCAAGTAGTAACGAAGTAACGCTTAACGATTGGGTAAGCAGTGGTCACAGTGGCATGACCTTGCGGGACTACTTTGCGGCAAAGGCTATGCAAGGTTTAATTGCCGCTGACGCTCACGATGGTGGGTGTGTTAAGTGTGGTGATAAATATATTGCGCCTCTTGCATATGAAATGGCAGACGATATGTTGATAGCGAGGGAAGCATGAGCGATATTGAACAAGGCACACCAGAATGGTTTGCACAGCGTTGTGGCAAAGCTACTGCATCTCGTATCTCTGACATTGTTGCCAAGACAAAGACAGGCTACAGCACCAGTAGAGCAAACTACATGGCACAGTTGGTAGTCGAGCGCATGACTAACCAAGTAGGTGAGTCATACTCAAATGCCGCAATGGAATGGGGTGTCGAGAACGAACCCTTTGCCAGAGCCGCATACGAGGTTAAGACAGGCAATACAGTCGATCAGGTAGGTGCTATTGACCATCCAAGGATTGCTATGTCTGCCGCCTCTCCTGATGGTCTGATTGGTGACGATGGATGCTTAGAGATTAAGTGTCCTAACACC